TGCCACCATTTGACATAAATGGAGTTTCTTCTGGGCTAATATTATAAATAATATTAGATAGTTCTTCTCTGATACCTATTGAAGCGTATCTTGTGAAGGTATTTGCAATAATTGCCATTGTATTAGTTCCTTATAAATGTTTATTCGTTTAACAACATGGAAACAGCTTGAGCTGCGTCTTGCCATTTCCCACTCTTTTTTAAGCTAGAGGTCGCTTTCTTATATTTATCTTGAACTTTTGGTGCTAGTTTCGCTCCGCTTTTCATAACCCTAGTTCTTCTTTGTGGGTTATTTTTTTGCTTAGAAACTTTTCTTTTGCCTTTATCATACAACATTGCTTTTCGTAAAACTTTCACATGGTCAGCTTTTACTAAAGCAGATACTTCTTCTTCGGAAACTCCCTGTTTAATTAAATAATTTTTTAACTCAGTTCGTTCCTTTGTGGCTCTTTTTTCGTCTTTCCATTCTGGAATAACTTCTTTAAGCCTTTGAGCTTCTTGAGATAGCAAGGTCTTATATTGTTCCATTTGCTCTCTCTGTTCAATCTGGGCTACTCTTTGCTTTTCAGCTTGAGCAGCTTGAAGTTTTTCATTCTTCGCTTGATTAAAACGATTCCACTCATGTTGTTGTCTGCTGGCTTCAATGGGGTCTGCTTCATACAGGCTATCCCAATCAGGCTCTGGCTGAGAGTCCATATTCTGTATTTGACTCTCTAAAGCACTCAAAAGTTGGACATATTGCTGCCGTTCCTCTTGTACTTGTCTAAACTCAGTGTCAAACTGCTTTCTTTCTTGCGCAAGTTTTTGACTTTGTTTAGTAAAATGCTGTTGCCTTGAATATCCATTCCGCAATTCATCCAGCGGTACATCAAATTCTTCACCATCTACTTTAACTCTGTATAATGGTTCTGCTTCTGGTGTGCTATCCGAATCACTTTCGATTTGTTCGTCTGCATACAGTTCGGAATCTTCTTCACTCTCATAAGACTCTGCTTCATACTCGTCAGAGTTATCTTGATAAGAATCTTCATATTCCTCGCCAGTATCAATATCTTGTTCTTCTATATCAACCGACTGGTCTTTGGCTTCCTCATTTTGGTTGGCGTCTTGACGCTCCAAAATTTTAGTTACCTTATCTAGTGTTTGTAAATTATCTGGCGATTCCGTAGTATCATCCGATATATGGGGTGTCGCTTCACTCATTTTAAACTCCTTTGATATTATTTTCTACTTTTTATTTTGTCTGAATTAATTTTTAAAACATGAGCGTTATCAGACACCGCCCACATTTTTTCTTCTAAAAGGTCTATAGCCTTTAAGAGAGAATACAATTTTTCTCGTTCCTTTTCTTGGCTAGGTGAAGTTGTTTGCCAATCATGGAATACATCTTCTTTAATACTATCCATGACAGTCTTAAATGTTATATCTTCTAAAATTCGTTTCGCATTTTTACCAAATAAAATAATATCATCTATTTCTTGGCTCATTGCGGAATACCCCTATTCATTGTGCTTATTAAATTTTGTTGCATTTTCATTTGTTCTCTATCCCTTTCAACTAATGCTCTTATAACCTCAGTTTCTACCTTAGAACCATATTTAGCTTCAATTTCAGCTGCTTTTAGTAGTATTTCAGAGTCTAATTTGTCTCTATCTAAATCATCAGAGCGTTTCATTTTTTCTTTATCAAGCTCTAATCTTGCAGCAGATTTAGCCATATCAGCCTTAATTTCTTCTATTTGTACTTGAATTAACTGTTCAGCAGCATCAGGTTTCTTCTGTTGTTGCATCATAGCTTTTTGTTGTGGGCTTAATGGTTGCACTTCTTTAAAGAACATACCAGCGTCTTTAAACCCAGCTAACTCTACCATCTTCGCCATAGTGTTTCTGTACTGAGTCATTTCAACTAAAGGATTGTCAGCTCCTAATGTTTGTAATATCTGTTCTTGTTTACCAGATATAAGACTTAGGTATTGCATCCTTTCTTGTGAAGAACCATTGCCAAGACCAACATTAACAACTACATCCATTCCAGCATCCCATGCTCTAGGGTCGATAGGTGTCCATTCATTTCTTAATCGGACCATGCGTTCTTTACTTTGATGTGTACTTAGAAGTTCTAAGATACCTTTGAACAAAGGTTTCATGCCTTTCTCAGCAAAGATACGAGCTATCAATTCAATATGCTGTTGACCGCCTTTAACAGTTGCATTAACCGCAGCGGCAGTAGTTGATTGTAAAGCGTCAGCGTCTAAACCCATAGAAGCCTTAGACATACCAGTTCTGTTTTCTTTTATTTCATCCATATATTGCAACATAGGAAAGGCTTGTTGACCAACAAAAGGAACACTAAAAGGCTGTACTGCGCCAGCGTTACGAGTACGAATAATACCGCCAACTTCTGTATTCATAACATCTTCAATATTTGCTTGTCCTTCAACAACCGCAACTCTAGGATGAACACTCAATGCAAGACTATCTAACATAGAACGAAGAATCATAGACTTCACTTTCTGTATGTCTTGTGTAATATCCGCTATAGAAGTTCCGAAGAAAGTATGTGGCTCTGGGTCAGGGCAGAAAGACACAAAAGGTATATGCGAACATGGAAGGTTCTTTCTAATTTCGTAACTATCACCAAGACAACATATACGCCTTAGTTCCGCTAAACCATCACCAGTCATATCAACCTTCATATAGGCTTCAATATACTGCACTTTAAGGTTGCTATCATCTTGTTCGCTGTCAGTTGTATCAACACCTAGAGGATGTCTAGCTCTGTATTCAGCGTTATCATCCATCTCCATATCATAAGGAGTTGCATATTGCATAACATCATCATAGTCATACCCCATCTCGACAAGTTCTGAGACAGTAAGATAGCGTCTATGACCCACTAAATACGCATCATCCATAGAAGTTGCGTTGCGGTCTATAAGAAATTCTTCTGGTGGTAGGCTTTCTACCCTAATGCAACCACCTTCTTTTTTCCTTCTTAACTTCACATCATGCAACTGTGGTATCATCATGGATTGTTGCATCAACTCAGGAATAACTTCTTGGGCTTCTGGCGGTAACATATCCTCTATCATTTGCTCTGGAGTTTTTTCTTCCTCTAGCATATCTTTAACAACAGTCTCATCAACTATTGTATCTTCCATAGGTTGTTGCTCCATACCAGCCATATCTTCTGGATTAACTTGGATGGTTGCTTCTGGTGTAGGAAAAGCTGGGTTAGGGTAAGATTTAATTTTAATAATCTCAACTTCCGTATCAGACTCTAAAACAGCTAAAGAATCGTCATCTAAACCTTCGTATTCAAAATACTCAGCGTTGTAGTTATCATCCCAATAATACTTAACAATACCATTCTTACATAACAGCGCATCCTTAAAGGCATTGTAAAAAGTTGTAAATCCATCATTATCTTGGTTTAAGACTATCTTATTGATAAAATCGGTAGCTTGTTCAGCAGTCTTAACATCCTCTTTTCCGAAAGGTACAAAATCAACTACATTCTCTGTTGAGAAAAATATACGCATAAGGCTAGGCATAATATCAGCAATAGTGTCGTGAACATCCCTACTAACGACTTGACTGCGCCCAGACTCCTCATTGCCAAAAGGCAGACCTTGATAATATTCAATGGCAGTAGCTCTTAACGGACTAATAGTATTATCTATATAATCAACCGCATCATCTATAGCGGAGCTAACTGTTCCAGTTAAATCTTCGTTGTTAGGTTCTAGGTTTTCACCATCACCATAAAATTCTGAGTCAGACTCACCATACATATCGCCAACATCTTTGGCTTCGTAAATATCTTTCATTATGTTTTTACCGATTTTGTTTTCTTAGGTTTTTCTTGGGCTTTAACAGTTTGGGTTTTTTCTTTTTTCGATAGGTTTTTAACTAACAAATCGTGGACATCATATTGAGCATCATATCGAGTAACCATAGTTGATTCCTTTTTTGTCGCTATATTTAGCGTTATAAAAGGTTATTCTATAACAAAAAAATTTTTTTTTCTAGGTATATATACATTATGTAGGGGGTGGGTCTTGAAAAGACACAATATGTTCTTATATTTTAAAAGGTATATAAAATTTTTTTTGGATTGGTAGATAAAAAATTATATACCCCCACCCCCTCATATACCAACACAAGGGGGGTCTTTGCCAAAAAAACTCAATTAAATCAATAACTTAACAAAAATACCTTTAAGCTTTTACAGTAATAATTGCGGTTATTTGTTCAATCATTGTAATAAATGACCAGCTTAAACCTTTTTTAATGCTTCCAAATGGAGGTCATTAGTTGAAATATTTACTTGTACATTGTTACCAGTTCCAGCTTTAAACTGGGAGTTATAAGAACCAGCAAGCCACTTCCTCGAGTCAATCATTAGCTTACTTTTATTTATAGACTCGTTATCGAGGTCAGTTGAATCGGCAATCTCTACAGTTTCAGCCGCTAAGTCTTGAGCCTTCTGGAGCTGGAACTGCTCTCGAGCGTGCGTTAACGCTTCCCTTTTCCCTTGTGGAAAAGCCTTTGATGGCTGGTCCAGATACTTATAAAACAAACCCCAAGTCAAAGAGCCTTTACCTTCTCGAGTGAATCCCTTTAAGGATTCGATTTTACCTTTTACAATTTGACTAAAAGATGCGCCATTTATTACAGCTTCAAAAAGTAAATTTTCCAGCTCGGACTCATCTGGATAATTATCCTTAATATGTTTTAACTGCTGCCTTGTTATTTTTTGTCCAGCCATGCGATTCGACTCCTTGTTAAAATAAATAATTAATTATAATAAAAATAGATTCAAATAACAATTATTAAAAAACCCGCAAACATTGCAACAACCCTTATATCCTTAAGGATATATAAGGTTTGTTTGCACTCTTGTAATTGCCATTTTGCAAACAACCTTGACACAAACACCATGAAAAATAGCAGTATTTAGCCGTTTATAACTTGTTTGCAGAATGTTTGCACTTGTGCGGAATCGTGTAAATTTTGATTCGTTGCAACATCTGCAAACATCTTATTAACAAAAATAATGAAAAAAAAGTTTTATCTATTTTTTAGCAGTATTCCGCCAGTCTGGAGGTTTTTGTTGTTTTTTGTTCAAATAATTAAAAAAAAACGCTTGACCAATGATTTATTATTAATTATAACCCTAGGCATAACTAATTTTTATTAATCAATTTACGGAGTAACATTATGACTATTAAAGAATTAAATACAAAAGGCTTAAAAGGTAACGCTAGAAAAAAAGAAGTTGAGAGATACATCAGCGAAGTTATGCTGGATGCTATGAACTCAAAAGCTGGCGGTCATTGGACTAAAAGCTGGTTATCTGGAGTCGGTGGCGCAGCTAACTTACCAACCAGATTGACTGGCGAAAATTACCAAGGCTGGAATCAATTTCATTTATTAATGCAAGCAAAAGCGAAAGGCTTTACCTCGAATCATTGGGGAACTTTTAAAGGCTGGGAGGAAAAAGGTTTTATGGTCCAGAAAGGACAAAAATCAACACCAGTTATTTTTGCAAAATATGTATTTGATGAGGATGAGGAAACTGGAAAAAGTGTATTTAAATATTTTGTTTATAATATTTATTCAGTTTTTAACGCTTGCCAAGTTGCCGACTCCAATGGCAATTTTGCGGACCAGTCCGAGATATATTCACCTAAACCAGCACCGACTCAAGAGTTTACAAATAAACTTTGCGAGAAAGTTTCTCAAGAGTATTTGGAATCTCAAAAAATCGAGGTATCAAGAATCAATGGTTCAGCTTCACCTTTTTACAACAGGACTCAAGATTTCATAGGAATGCCTTTACTATCTGATTTTATCAATACTGATGACGCTACAGCCGAGCAAAATTATTTTGCAACTCTATTCCATGAGATAGGTCATTCAACTGGACATGATTCAAGGTTAGATAGAAAATTTGGCAATAAGTTTGGGGATGATGATTATGCTTTTGAGGAGCTTGTAGCAGAGCTTACAAGTGCTTTTATTTCTGGTCATACTGGACTAGAACCAACGCCAGCTCTTAACCATGCAAGCTATCTTCAAAGCTGGAATAAACGCTTCAAAGAGGACTCAAGATACTTTGTAAAAGCTATCAAACTAGCGAGCAGAGCGAGTCAATTCTTTATTGATAACACCAGCTTAAAAGTAGCTAAACCAGAACCAAAAGAGGAGGTTAAACAGTCAGCCTAACTGACGAGGATTCAATATCCGAAACTAGGGTATTAATTTACCCTAGTCTTAGGCAATAAAGCTTAACTAAATAAGGAAAATATTATGAATATAACAAAATATAAAAACCCAGATGATGTAAGAGATTGGACAGATTTCTTTGTTGAATTAAACGCAAAAGAAATAGAAATAATCTGCAATCATTTAATAAAATATCAACAAAAAGAAAATGATAATTTGATTGAAAGTTTATACGAA